TTTATCTCATTGATAGAGAATGCTTTCAAGCATGGCATCTCCCCTACTGAATCGAGTTTCATCAGTATTCATCTTTCGGAGAATGATAAGGAAGTGATTTGCGAAATCCGCAACAGTAATCATCCAAAGACAGTGGAGGATAAAAGTGGCTCGGGTGTGGGACTGGAGCAAGTCAGCCGCCGGTTGGAGATTCTTTATCCCGGGGCTTATACTTGGTCGAAAGGCATCTCAAAAGATGAAAAAGTATATGAATCGAGATTAAGTATCAAGATCAGAGAATAGATTTCAAAACATTGGATATAAAAACTTTAGATATAAAATAGTATGATGTTACGTTGTGCAATTGTTGACGATGAGCCGTTAGCTCTTAGCTTGTTAGAGAGTTACGTGAATAAAACCCCGTTCCTGCAACTCGTAGGAAAGTATTCCAGTGCGGTTCAGGCAATGAAAGAATTGCCTGGCGAAGAGGTCGATCTCCTGTTTCTGGACATCCAGATGCCGGAGCTTAATGGTTTGGAGTTTTCGAAGATGGTAGATCCGCACACCCGCATTGTGTTTACTACCGCTTTCGGACAGTATGCCATCGACGGTTATCGTGTCAATGCACTCGATTACCTGCTGAAACCAATCTCCTACGTCGATTTCCTGCAAGCTGCCAACAAGGCCCTTCAATGGTTCGAACTTGTACAGAAACCGGAAGAGATAGACAGTATTTTTGTGAAAAGTGACTACAAACTGGTACAAGTGGACTTGAAGAAAATCATGTATATCGAAGGACTGAAAGATTATATTAAAATATATACGGAAGATGCTTCCAAACCTATTCTATCACTGATGAGTATGAAAGCAATGGAGGAACTTTTACCGTCCAGCCGTTTCATACGCGTGCACCGCTCATTCATTGTGCAAAAAGATAAGATACGTGTGATCGACCGCGGCCGTATTGTTTTTGACAAGACATATATTCCTATCAGCGATAGTTACAAGCAAGTTTTTCAGACTTTTCTTGACGAAAGGAGCTAATTATTCATGAATTTATCGGTAAAAAAGTGAATTTTGTCGATTATAGTTTGTCAAAACCCGTTTTATATCTACCTTTGCAACGAACAGAAAGGGATTGTGAAATTCCAAGAATAGAATAGTTTAGTTAAGTCTAGTTTAGTTTTTGTGTTGAGTGCTTCCTCGTCGGCGGACGATCTAGGAAGCACTTTTTTATTTACTGATTTTCAGTTGATTACAAAGCTAATCGAACCTTTTCTTTCTTAATTAGTATTTATCATTGAGAACCCCAAAACGTCACTTTTGACGCTATTCTATTGCCGTTTTATTGCCGTTTTATTGCCGCAATACCAAAACAGCAGTCAAATACTAATAAAAAACGTACTTTAACATGGCTAATCTATTTATAACAATCGTACCTACTAAACAAAAGAAAAACGGGCAACATAAGGTAAGAATTGCAGTATCTCATAATGCAGAAACAAGGTACATACCTACAAACATAATCATAGATTCCGTTGACCAGCTAAAAAATGGGAAAGTGGTTAGGAGATCAGATAAAGAACTTCTAAACGCTAAACTCAAAAGAATCTACGATACTTACTATGAACGTTGTGAAAATATAGAATATGCGGATTCACTCACATGTACACAACTCATAAAAATAATAACCAGTCCGATTAATGGTGAACAGCATCGCAAATTTGAGGACATTGTTGAAGAATTCCTCTCACAAATAGATGAGGACGATAGAGAGAAAACGTATAAGCTATACAAGTTGGCTGCTAAACATTTTATTCGGTTTACTGGTCCAGGTGCACTCATGGAACACATAACACCAATCCGGATTAATAACTATCTAATGCATTTAAGGAAAAGCAAACTCTCTCCTACCTCAATCAAAATCTATATTACACTATTGAAAGTGATAATAAACTATGCCATCAAGATGAGATACGTAGAATATAAAGTAGATCCATTTGTCACTGCTTCCATTCCTTCAGCTAAGAAGAGAGACACACATATAACAGTTGAACAACTAAAGCTTATTAGAGATATGGTACCTAATCAATATAACGTATCAGTAGTTCGCGACATTTTCATGCTTACTTATTATTTAGCCGGCATGAACTTAGTTGATATGCTAGCTTACGACTTCCGGACCGACATTGTAGACTACATCAGAATCAAGACAAGGAATACTAAAGATGGTGATCGGTTGACTTCGTTTGCGATTCCTGATGAAGCAAAACCTCTCATCAAGAAATATATGAATAAGAATACCGGAAAGCTCGTATTTGGAAAGTATAAAACCTATGTATCCTGTTATAATACACTCACCCGGAAAATGAAAGTTCTGAAAACAGTAGCAGGCGTTACTCACAACTTAACATTATATTCAGCTCGCAAATCATTTGTTCAACATGGCTACGATCTTGGAATACCCCTTAGCACTCTCGAATACTGTATCGGTCAGTCAATGAAAGAAGATCGTCCAATCTTTAATTATGTATCAATCATGAAAAAGCACGCTGATAAAGCAATCAGAGAGATTCTTGATAATCTGAAATAAATTTGTAACTTTGTGGCATCAAGATAACACGGACATAATTCCGATTATTTTGGTTTGACTTGGTGAGGGGGTGGTTCCCCTCACTTTTTTTATATCCTCATCGAACTTTTTCAATCATCAATAGTAATACCCTATGTAATCCTTCTGGAAATTTGTTGATTTGTGTGCTGTTGATTGGAAGGATTACAATATAGAGGTAGCCCAAAACTACCTCTATATTTTTATTTCTTCTTAAAAAAGAATACTATTTTTTCTTTTGTTCGTCATTAAGACGAGCTTCTAACATTTGGAGAAAAGCATATCCTTTTACTCCTTCTTGTTTAATACTCCTGCTTATCATTGCAGCTTTCTCAAATGAAACACCGTTGTTGGTAGCTTGCTTTACGATACTACGTTCGTTCTTTTCTTCCTTCATAAATCTTATTTTTGATATTAATACTGGTGTTCCAACACAAAATATGCCGGAACACATTATTTCATTGTATTCCGGCATATTTTTGGGCACTTGTTTATACAACGGCAAATATATATAATATTTCTATAACATTGTAATTTTCATCGTATAATTTTAGAATAAATATAGCGTCATCACCATCCAAATAAATTATAGCTCACTCCTATACCACCATAAAACCCATGATTACCAGGAACAATGCAATATCCCACTTGCAGTCCAATACCCCATCTCTTTCTCTTTACTTTTTCTTTGAGATAGAAATGTTCCGGATAAACATGGATGCTGTCTAAAGCTGCTTTATAGCCAGACACCCATGCTTCAAAATCATTTTCCTTGTAATGTTTCTGTGTAATTGGAATGACAACTTTTACACTATCATGCTGTAATATGTCCTGTTTGGAAGAGTCACATGAGATACTATCTTTTAAAACAGGCAACTTTTCAGATACATACTTAATAACAACACTATCACGAGGAATCAGTGTATCATACTTTATTGTATCATAAAATGGTATAGTGTCATAATATACTTGTTCAATAACAGACTTCCTCCCACACCTAAATAGAAGTATGGAAGAGAGAACTATACACAGTATCCAAGGTAACACTTTCATAATTCAAGATACTTTATAATACCGTCAATATGAATCTGAGTAATAACCTCTTTACCCTCCCGAGACAATAGGTATTCAACATCCTCTTTATTGTCTTGAAAGAAGTTTTCTGTCAGGATGGCCGGGCAATTAGTATCCCGGCAGATGGCTAGGTTCTGTTCCCAATACGGTTGTTTGGGCGCTGGCCTGCGAACCTGTAAATTCATACTTTCAGCCATTTCACAAAGGACCGTAGCAAGTTTTTTACTGTTGGCCGACGCATTGTTCGACACAAATACACTCCACCCTCTTGCATCCATCCAACTTACACCGGAGCCGACCGCATTACAATGAATTGAAATAAGGATAGCTTTCTTCCCAGTTTCTTTATAGATAGCATTAGCCCGTCGGCATCGCTCGGACAATGGTACATCTGTGTCCTCTTTAACGATTCGTTCTGCATCAATCCCCTTTTTACGTAATCCGGCTACCACCATATCAGCAATCTCACGTGAATAGGCCCACTCTCTTAATCTTCCATCTGGTGAACGTTTACCCGGAGTGTTTTCACCATGACCGTTGTCAATTAGTACTTTCATTCTTTTCCTCCTTTTCTAATTCATTCTCAATTCTGTCAATAATACTCTGCACGTGTGCAGGTGTAGCTCGTTTAAATTCAAAGCGTATCACATGATAGATGATACGGAATCCTTTATTTTTAGGATAAGCAATAATCAAGTTTTTGAACGCATTCTGAAGATACACATAAGAGAATACATACGTAATAGTCTTGATTACCAATAATGAGTTCTCACCGTCTCCTATCAAGGTCATAAAGGAAAAAACCACTTCAATGATTACAAGATAGAGAACAAGTTCGACCAGGGCATTTTTAAACTTACCCCATTTGAAGTTTTTACAACGTATAATCGAAACACCATCAGCCCTCATTCCACACCAAATGTTGAATCCAAACATTATGATTAAAGCTATCAAAAAGCCTTTGGTTGGTGTCAGATAAGCAAGAAGAGAGCTGAACATCGAAACGAAAATAATTCGTATCTGGTCTACATTAAATAGCTCATATAACCATTTCATAATATTAATCATAAAGTTAAAGCTATCAATATTGAAAACACAGTAATCAGCCCTGGCAATAAGACAGTAGCTAATGCGTCAAGCCAGTCAAAGACAAATCCACACTTCTTCTGAATGTACTCAACAATTATCGCAGCAATGGCAGTTGTCGTTAAAGAGACAATAGCAGATTTGCAGAAACCAATGTTTAATAGAAAAAAACAGAAGGCAAGCATCACAACAAAGACGAACACTCCAGCTTTTACATGCGCTGGCCGGTTAGACTGTAAAATCCAATCATACAATACTTTTATACCCATACTCGTAGCGTTTAATTATTAATAAAATATTCTGTATGAGACAAATGTATTGAGTATAGTAACCGGTTTGCCAAAAGTGAAAAATCTTGGAAAGTCATTTCCTTTTAATAAGCTATTTATTAACGACTTACAAAACGGACTAATTTTATAGGAAATAAAAAAGGTAGTCGAAAACCGACTACCTTAAATCTATCTATTAAGAAGAGACTTATTGATATAAACTTAGATCAACAGCGTCTTTCTTTTCCCAACCGACAGCCAGTGTCTGCTGCACAAATGCCATAGCCTTAGTATAGAAATCCGTAAGCTCATCCAGTGTTTTAAACTCATGATAAACCGGCTCATTATCTGTACCAAATTTAAACCTTACCGGTAAAGTTGTCCCGCCAGTCTGAACGGCAAGATCATAGGCTGATTTATAATTGAACTGGTTTTCCTGTGATAACCATACAGGTATGCCATTATAGGTAAATCCGGACATGATCTCGTTATTTATCTCCTGATTATACCAGTTAATAACCATAACCTTTACCTCCTCACTGGTAGGCTTATAAGAGAACTCCTCTTCCATATAGGAAGCATTTCCCTCTTGCTCACTTGGCTGTACATCCCAACGTACACGCCACTTATTTTTCACCGGATTTACACACTCAAAGAGCGATACACCGGAACTTCCTTCTACTCGTTTCATTAGCTAAATACATATTTGGTTCGACCTTTACCGAACGTCTCCGTCTTAATCGTTGTTTCAAACGGAAAACCATCCGGCATACTTGAAATTTGTTGGAGGATATTTTTCATTTCCTCCGAATTGGTGAAGAACTTCTTCATTTCACCATTTTGCTCAATTGAGACAATACAACGGTCTTCTCCCTGCTCTGTTTTAATGCCCATTTCATAATCTTTCACTATGATAGGGAGATTTACCAATTCTCTTATGGAAACAACTGTGCCTGGAAAACGCTTCTTCCCGTCTTCCGGCTTGTAAGTGACGTTTAAATCTTTGAAACTTTTCATTTTTATGCCTGTTAATTTATAAAATAGATTCTTGCAATCGGCATGCTTTACCAAGCCATAAAAAGAGGCAATGAGTTCTTTACGACGTCTACGGCTTTTCACTTTATGAAGCCTACGAGCAAAGTTCTGTTTGTTCCTTTTGCGTACACGGGTATGATCCGGATAAATAACGAAGCCTAAGAAATCAATACCTTGCTTGGTTGGAAATACACGTTCAATCTTTTTAATCACAAGATTTATCTTAGCCACCTGCAGACACACAATATTACGCATCTTCCAAAGAACTTTTTTGCTCCCATTCAAAACACGCCCGTCGTCACAATACCGGAAATAGTGCTTCACGCCTTCCCGGTCCTTCAGGACATGGTCGATAAAAATGGATAACAGAAGATTACCAAGCCCCTGCGAACTTCTTAATCCTATGCTTATTCCCTTTTGCATCACGTCCACGAATCCGGAAAGTAGCTGAATGAGCTTATTATCCTTAAACACCTTATTAACACAGTATTTCATAAAATCATGATCAACATTCTCATAAAATTTACGAATATCAAAAGTGTAACAGAACTCTGTTCCTTGTGCATCATTCCCTATCGAATCACGTACATAACATAATAGATCGTGTGTACCACGTCCTTTTATAGATGCAGATGTAGTCCGGATAAAACGACCTCGCAAATGTTCATCTACAACTTTCATAATTGCATGCACAGCAACCCGTTCTTTCAAAGAAAAAATTTGGATGCGACGTAGTTTACCACCTTCAAAGACCTCCTTTTCAAAAAAATTACTAACTTTAAAACTGCCATTACGAATCCTTTCTGTCAATTCGTCAATGACTTCTTTTTTATGCGCAATAAGAGTTCTCCCTGAACGGCTGCGTTTACGTTTCCGACCTCGCAACACTGTCCAGAAAGACTCTTCCATATTTTCAGGAGTTATTATCTCCTCAATGATGTTGCCTTCTCTGCGCATAATTTTTGCCTTCAATTTTCCGGGCCTAACTTCTTCGAGAATCCCAATAAAGGGAAACCTACCAAACTCTACCCAACGATGTATGTTTCAGTTTTCCAGTCTTGCGACTGCTGTTACTGAGGCTCATCCCCCTCGGCTCAATGATGAGTAACTCGTACTCCTTATCGTACGCCGATTAATTTCTTCAGGCACTAACGTCCAAATTCGTTTAAATTGTTTCCGAGCCGGGAACCGTTGTTCGCAGACGCATTCGATGAATCGTTACCGCAATTCGCATACGAGACACCGCCGTTCGGGTTCGCGTTGTTGTTCGACCGAAAGACCACACGAGTCTATGGGGGAATCCACCTACGGGGGTACAAAATTAACAATTTATTCATCTTGACAAAAGATTAAGTAAGTTATATTTTCGCCGGGCTTCGCCCGGATTTGTGCCGTTCGGGAAGAGCAGCACAAATCCGGACATGGCTAAACGTTTTCCGCTTTAGTCGCTTCGCTCCCGCTTTACGATTCCGATTTCAACGATTTGTACGCTTCAACGCTCTCAGCGACCTCGATTTGACCGCGGAAGGCGAGCCGGGAACCGTAGTTCGCAGACGCATACGATGAATCGCTACCGCAATACGCATACGAGACACCGCCGCTCGGGGACGCGTTGTAGTTCGACCGAAAGACCACACGAGAAGCTGCTGCGCTCGGTTGGAATTCATCACAATAATAGGTTGTACTACTACCAGCCTGTGAAAAAGCAGCAATCACATCACAATATTTTTGATGAACCATACCAGTTGCAAAACCACCGGTTGTACCGGAACGAACTTTACGTACCGTACCGTCAGGCATCTCAATATTTAACTTATACTGCTCTTGTGCATTAGTATTAGGTAAACCAACTTTATCCATCCATTCATATTTGTCACCATACCAACTTTCATAACCCATACAGTTACTTGAAGGAATACGAGTATGAACTATTCTACCATCGGCATCCTTTGAGATATACCAAGAATATTCAGTTTTATGCACACCATCTGAATCATAGCTTACAGTATCCTGCATACCGATTACGGCAGTAGTTCCGACTATCCGGTTATTTGTATTTTGACCATAACCGCATTGATCTTGTGCATCACGACGACCATATGCTGCATAGAACAAGTTAGCTACATCTTTGTGCATCTCCCAGTCCACAAGTTGCAAATTACGTTGTTGTGCATAATAGTGAAAATCGGATTGAGACATACTACCAACACTTGCAGAAGTATTAAAAGCAGAATAAAGAGAATTACCAATAGAGATTGCTTCACCGACACCTGTCAGACAAGGCAGGTGTTCAACCCAATCCGGCTCCATATCCTCAATCTTGTCACTGTTGGATAATACAACAAGGTCAAATTCTGCGTTATTGAAGATTGTGAAATAAAGGAAAGCAGCTCTCTCCGGAACGTCTGCAATAAGATACATTCCTTCAGCAAACTTATTGTTAAGACTCGGAACGGTCAAATCCTTTATAACGTTACCGGATGCATCTACGAAGATGCTACCAATAAGACCGGTTCCTAACGTAGTCGGGAAACGGACACGTTTGTGTTTAGAAACGTCCACACCGCAAACACTATAATTCGTATCTGAAGAATAGCTGTCCGTCAAGGTGGCACGACCGATCAGTATTTTAGTTTTCTCCTTATAAAGCCCGGATTCACGGATATTGGAAAGATAAACCTTATCACATACAGGTACATCCGGCATTTCGGTATTGGAGCTGTAACAGGTGTACTTCTTGTTGTTAAGGTAGTCATTGATACCTTTATACCAATAATGCGGTTCATACACCCAAATATCCCCCTCGGTACTATCCAATTTGGCCGGAGTAGCACTGGAAATTTTCTCTGAATCGGCATAAAAATTGGAGTTCGCATCATGCAGGTTACAGATTACCATTTTACCTTTCTCTGTTTGTTTACCTAAACATCGATGACGTTGGGCAAGGATCTTAGTTATATGACCGTTCGCAACATAGCTGTTACCGTATTTATAGCCAGTCAGATTATCAAGGTTGCTGATATTAGCATCATCGGCAACAGTGTCATCAAATTCAATCATCGTATATTTGGGCTGAATGATGGTCAATTCCGGGAAATGCGCAACGGCTGCTTCATATTCCTCATCAGTCATGGAACGGGTCAGACGATAGGTTCCAACCAGGCGACAGGAAGATACATTACCACCATTCTCATCAACACCACCCATTTCCATAAGGTTACGGAGCAGTGTTCCGTCTCCTTCCATGTCAATGCCGGTTATACGAAGGTATCTGACAGATGAACACGCTGCGAGTAATCTTTGCCAATCAATCAACGCACAACTATCCACAACCAAACGGTTTATGTTGGAAGTTCCTTCTAAGGTCAGATTATCATTAGACAGCCTATTCAGATACCGCAATTCAAGAGTCTGAAGAGTAGCAGGAAGAACAGCGACAGACAAAGGAGAACCAGGCGCAAAGGAGACACCGGTCATTGCAGATTTACCGGCACGGAAAGACTCAAGCTTAGAGTTAGAGGACAAATCCATAGAGATAAAATTTTCACTCTGTAAGCCGGTCAGATTCAACTCACGAAGATTTCTGCATTTGTCAACCAATAATGCGTTCATCGTTTTTTGAGTAGCCTTGCAACTGATATCCAGTTTACGCAATGCAACACAGTTACTTAGATTGAGTGTACCAACAATCGCATGACTGACATCCGTCAGATCAAGACCTAACATTCGGGATGCACCGTAAAAATATTGCGGGTCATTGACGATCAAATCGGTGTCAAGTGTCAGCTCAACAACACTGCCGGTATCTTCGGCCAAAACGCCTGACTGTTTCGGTTCTCCGCTCGTGTACCCATACCCGAAATAATAACGCTCACTGGCAGTTATCTTGACTTTGCGTTTATCGGTTGAGAACTTGTAACCGAAATATACCGGGAATGAATCCTGCCGATATGTACCGGCAAGGTATTGACTGTCAAGCAGGGCAAAACGGTTTTGAATAGTGAAAGTACGGTGAGCGTAACGGCTGCCTTGCAGGGCATACAGATAGTCATAGTATTTTGTACCCTCCGAAGTAGTGACACCCTCCGTCAAAGGTTTGATGTATTTATATTCACCATCCTTGTTATAAATACGTTCACACCAATTACCCATCATTTGATTATTGAACATATCCAGGACATCTTCAGTACTCATGTTACTACGGAGCGTTCCGGCAACCTCACGAAGCTTCTCCGGGCATCCGCGAACTAAGTCCCACAAAACACCGTCGTGACCGGCAAAAGCATAACTACCGATACTATCATCAAAAGTCTCATGGGTGATAGTATAATCGTATTTCAAAACAGAATCGTTACGACCGCCTAAAATAGTGTCAAGGTCATAAGGAAGAAAATACCAATGAAGACCATCCCAGGTGCAAAGCATCATGTTCTTTGCACGGTTATCGACGGCCATCAGGTAGTCTGTTATCAGGTACCAGGCAAACGGACTGTCGTTACCGAAATAATCTTTATACTCGTTCAGGAACTTGACATGATTACCCTTGCAACTGTATATCCATGACCATAGTCTTTGTACGGCAGCCTTATCCTCCGTGTCAGCGTTGGCCCACGTCTTGTCTGCTTTAAAACGGAACTCAAGACCTTCAGCAAACTGTTCCTCGGTAATATTGGCAGTACCGAACAGGCACAACGGATGAGAGTTATTCAAGAACTCAATGCAGACACATTTATTACGCTGACCGTTTAGGGCTTCCACATCATTAAAGCCCGCTATGCCCTCAAAACCATAAACGTTGTGGGATTCACTCTTTTCATTATTGAAATTGTATTTACCCAGGTAGATGTTTACACCGGAATCATCATTATCGTAGAAACAATCAATAGGATCACCATCGACACCGATACGGACGGAAGAATCAACCATTTGCGGTGGAGTCAGCCAACCACATTTCTTCCACACGTCATTGATCAGACGAACAGCACCGGTATTATGGGTACTTGATGAGTCGCTGAAGTCTGCTTTCAGGCAGAAGATACCCACACGTTTTGCACCCGGTTTGAATGAATACATCAAGTCCGGAACATCTACGCCGCCGACCTCAAGGGTAGTACCGTATTTTTCAGAACGGAAGAAGTAGATACGATAGTTCTTTCTCGGATAGGTAGTCGAAGAATTTCCCTGTATCCGGAGTCCGGCTTTACGGAGTATAAAGTCGTATTCCTTGCCGTACTTGGAATAGAAATAGACATCGGCGACGACCTCAAACTTTTTGTTGTTAGTAGCGTTAACCAGGTTGACATCACCAACAATGCGCATCACACTTTTTCCCTGGGCACGAAGTTTTTCTATGTCAACATCGGAGCCGGTATCATTCATCACGTCATTTTTCTGAAACAGCATAACCATTTCATCAGAGGTGGGACGGTCCACCATGTAGTTAGTCAGCTCTTCATCATCGGTCAAACCACGACGGTAGATACGAAGGTTACGCAATTCAACATCGGCAGCATCAGAGGAAACAGTTATATTGACAGGTGACTCCTGCTTCATGCTTTCCGTCTGTGCGTACTGCTTGGCTCCGCACCGGATGCCGTTGACATACAATTCCATAAGCCGGTTACCCGACTTCTTGCCGATAACGAAAGCGATTTTGTAATTCATACCGGAAGCAAAGGGAGTATCAACCGAACTACCACCCGAAGCCGCGACCATAGCTTCCTGCGCGGTCATCTGAAAACCGATGCCGCCCGACATACAGGAGACGACAACGCCTTTGCGGTCAGTGATATTGCTACACTTCAATTCAAATTCATAGGTTCCGCCATTGGAAACGGCATCATCCGAAAATGGTTGTTTCATGATCTCAATGGCAGCACCATTGGATAGCAATAGGGAATCACCAGTCCAACCGTTACTATTCCAGTCGAAACCTGTGAATTTGGTTGTTACCTCGCCATCAGTCCAAACAGCCGGATTCTCTTCAGTATTGCTACGTCCGGCAGCCGAAAGTTTCAAATCAAGGTCGGCCTGTACCTCTTCGATATCAATAGAGGATTTTGCAACATCAACTAAGAAATCATATTCAGTGTTACCGCAAGAGAACCGCATTTCATACTCTCCCTGTTCGGTGAACCGGTTTGTGTAGACCTGAACTGTACGGGGCACACTGACTGTCTGTGTCTTAATACCGTTGCAGGAAACGGACATTTCAGCAGGAGTCTTACCCGGATCATAAGCAACAAATTCGAACTGCAACTTCTCGTATTGGCCGATCTCAAGGCGGGGCGTCAAATGATCATCCGTAAAAATACGACCGTCCGGGAAACGGTGCATCATACCGATACTGGGAACGGAAGAGCCCTCCTTGAATATATCCAGGTAAATACTTTCAGACCGGATTGTAAGATCGGCAGAAGCTTCCATTTCAGCAACCATTTGCACCGTATGTCTACCGGGTAAAAGGTCAGACATCGAGATGCTGAAGCTGCTGTTTGTTTGGCCGGACTTAGTGATCGTCTTGGAGTCTTTCTGGACGCCATCCACATAAAGCATTACTACTTTGTTGCCGGTTCCGGAAATGGTGAACGGAATGGATGCCGTTGCGCCGGCTGCATAGCCGCCAACAGGAGAAGCGATATTATAGCTCGATATCAGAGACAGAGTAATAACCTTGACGGACGTGTATGCCTGCTTAGTCTGCTTCTTGCCTTCCGGATCGGTAGTCGTCGCCTTGACATAGATATCTGTTGTGCCTAAAAGCAAATATTTACTTAGATCAAGAGTGTACGTACCCTTAGACACATCATTGATGGTTTCCGTATAAACGGTTTGAGCACCACGAAGCATCTGTATGGTGAGCGTAGCTTTTTGTCCCGTAGATTCGCCCTTGTCATCTCCGGAGCTGTATTGATGATCGTAATAATAGGTAAGATGAGAAGAACCACCCTCTTTGATAATACTGTTATCTACGGAAGCATTGAGGACAATCTTTGTTGCAGTACCGGTTTCACCACCTCCACCGCCAGTACCGCCCTGAAATTCCGTACTGGTGATTTCTGCGCCGGACTTGTTTTTGAAAATCAGCTTTACAGTGTTGCTCTCTTCATCAACGACGGGTTCGACATCAAAAAGTGTATTGGCGTCAATCTCATTAAATCTTGCGGCAACCGCACCATTTTGAATAGCATTTGTTGAATTAACGTCCAGACTTTCGTCTGTCTGGGGAATCTCAACATTGAAAGAAACACCACCGCTTTCGTCCGGAGTATGCTTTTCACCGTTGAAAGTTATTGCTTTTATTGCTCCTGCACCACCGTATTCATTCCAGGCCGCCGGCTGATCGAAAGCTGTTATATCATTTGATTCAAACCGGTAATCTTTCCATTTGCCGGCAGACTCCTCAATAGTAATTATCATGCCGGGCTTCTGATCATCTTTGATTTTTGCTCCGGCAATAGCGATGACAGCAGTTTCTTTCGTATAAAAGCCGGAATTAAGAGGGTGAAGTTTGGTAACATTATAAAAACCACTACCGGAACCGGAACCACCGGAGATTTCTTCCCACTCATTCCATTTCCCACCTGTCATCTTACGTTGTTTCAATACACCACCGGTAAAATGCGTAGACAGGAAGATTTGCGTAATAGCATCATCCTCGCCATAACGACTCACTACTAAAATATCACTTGAATAAGTGTCTGCATCAGTCACAATATAATAGCCGGAGTTTATAACCGAATCAATATTAGTATAAAGGACTGTATTGAAAAAATGAAGCATATCTATATTTGAAAGATTCTTGTAGAAATCCTCTTCAGTACCCTTATACCCTTTGCCTTTTGCATCTTCATAGGTATTAACCTCATTCCATGAGTCCGGTACATAATCACTGCCGACATATACATAAGTATGATATTTACCTACTTTATCTAAGAATGAACATTTGATACCAATGTTCCTTAGCTCAATAGGAACGAGGTATATAGCCTTATCTAATGTGAATCTGTTTGTATTATCACTCGGATCGACATGATATAAAGATACATTATAGTCAGTAACGCTCGTTATTCTCCAACTACCCCACTCTCCGTTTTTTCGCTGTCTCTGATATACGAACCCACACTCATAGCGTATTTGTTCATAAATGTTCTCATCAAGTATCGTAGTAGCCAAAAGACCTTTTATATCCTTGAATTCATTTCGTTCATCTTCATTATACCGATAAGTAAACAAGCCGGCAGTACCAAACACCTCATCTAAATCTCTTAGATCGTTCAAGAAATCCAAGTCTATAACAATACTACCACAAACATTTATGGCTGCCAATAGTTTTTTCAATTCTCCCCAAACAGAGCCATCATCACTTTTAGATGTCTCTTTTGTTCCAAGAGCTTCCTGTAATTTAGCTTCGGTTGACATCCATTTCCCCCAAGTTGTGTTACCACTGGAAACAACACCACTCCGGGACAAAGTAATAACCGGTCCTACGGTTACTTCAGTAGCCGTACTGTTATTCATTGCATCAAGTTGGATGCACGATGTAAACGACTGATAAACATTATTGAGTCCCAACCGCTCTACTTGAATATTGAGAGGAATACTGGTAGAACCAGGCGCAAATACACAACGGTAATTTCCAACAGAGGAATTACCTTCATATAAAGAATTGAGTTTTGATTTTAAGTTAGCCAGAGAATCAATCGTACCCAAACTTTTAAAAGGATCAGTAAGAGGATTTGATTTTGTTGAAGTGCCTAATATCCTTTTCAACAGTTCAGCATCTCCTTCAGTTATACTCTTCTCTGCATCTGTAATACGATTCTTAAAATCCTCCAAATCTTTATTAATATAAGCGGATATAGCGTCAGTTAAATCCTGTACCAATATTTTCCGCCCACCACTAATCTCAACATACATATCATCAGACAAAGATTTCACGGCAGTAAGCTGCTCTATCGTGAAACTATTTGTCTTTAACGCTTGCAGCACAAGGCTGACAATCTGCTGTTTCTCCGTTTCTGTCATAATTATTCTTTTAATGAATTATCTAATCATTATCATATACCCACGTTAACTCAATGGTCATACCAATATTATCAATATCATAGTCATACATGTAATCAAGATAAAGCTGGAATTCTTTTCCGGTACCTACATCTCTGGCATCTACTCCCTTTAAAATATAGACTCCATCTCTACTAACTACACTACCCTCAATAAGATTACTATATGAACCACCTGTGTACAGAATGGCACGTAAATTTATCAAACTGTCATCCAAAGAACTTTTCAAGCTATCAAGTCCGGTTATCACCAGTTTACCATAACCTTTCCTGCCAATATACTTACTGTCTATGTCAGTAGTCTTAATGGTGATTAAATCCCAATAGGATTGTTCATCACCGCCCGGATGATGAATGCTGTTCACTGTGATCATTGTATCACTGTTGATAGAAGTGCCAGTATTTGGAGTAGCATTAGACATATTGATATAAGTTCCAATTTCTGCTACAGGTTTTTCTGTACCAAATTTGATACTACGCATATCCCCAGTATCCGTTTTTCTGTAATTATCACCTTGTACACGTCTCATCGCAACCTGATTATTCCATTCCAAAACAGGATCAAGCGATTTTATCTGCTGTAACTGCTGATTGAAGACAAAGCTTTTCAATCCCTCGATTTCTTGATTCAATTCAGGAACACCACCGTCTTTTCTTGCATAACGTACACCATCAAAATAGATATAGTTACAGCATAAAATACGGTTAAGAAAGTCAGCAAACCACACTGGGCAACCAATAGAATTACCTAAAGTAAATATCTTCTGTGTAGCTTCACGGCTATACAATTCTACGATATCACCATCAGCAGTGGTAAACTGTTCGTTATCTACTGTGAATGACCAGTTATTATCTTTGAATCCGCCGGGGGCACGAAAATCGAAGAAATATTGCATACCATCAATCCAAAAGATACAATCCGTCCGTTGCCGGTTATCTTTCATTGAATACTGTATTACAGTAGTCTCATTAAGTTCGGCACTATCATTCGTAACTTTGAAAATCTCACTCCAGGAATCACCAACTAACACATCGTAGTAACCGCTATTCAGTCCTGTTATAATGTGAAAGTAGATTATCTGATTATTATTCATATTCCATGTGTGCCACTCAATAGAATCCTGACGCTCATTAATCAAATCTCGTACAACCAAAGCAGGCACTGCATCTGATTTGTCACCTATCAACTCAATGAATATGATATCAGAGCTTGCGAATTTCTGAATGTATTTACTCTTCGCACCGAACCGGTCCGTAGTAGGGTTAAAAAACAAAGGGGTAAAAGGACTTATTTTCAACATAATATTTTAAGCTTTAGAGATAGATTTCACTATAAGTTCATATTTAAGCCCATCAAACCGTTCTATTTGTCCGTCTGCTTCACTTAAAAATCCCTTATACAAATACTCATCTTTAACAAGAGTAATTATACCATCCACAGGAGAAGGAATAACTTCATCATAGGTATTAAATCCAACTTTACCACAAGTGGCCAACTTTTCAGATATCACAAAATTATCTTTTAACGCAATGTTGTTAATCACAACATCACTGTTGCCATCAGAAGAAGTAAATTCAAGCTTATCAGCGCTAATACCAATATACTTGCTGTTTGCAAGCAACATAGCACGCTGGTTATACATCACATTAAACATCTTATCTGGATTCAACACGCCGCTGATATTCCATCCGGTTCTAATGAGTTTATAGCACATCACCCCAGACGTTAATATAGAATCAGCAGCTCCAACAAAAAACACGTCATTATCACTTTCATTATCAGTAGTATTCTTACCTCTCTTTTGTGCTAAGAACTCAATACCATAGGCATCTGCACGATAAGGACTAATAAGCTCCAGTTTATTATCAGTAATATCTACGCCAGTCATGTATTCTGTCGTAAACCGGAATTCATCACGTCCGTTAATTGAATCATAATCCTGTTTGTCATAGCCGACACGAACAGACGAATAAATCAGCTTCTCATCAACAGAATAAGTAAATTCAGTATGGTCGACTTCAAATTCTTTGATTATACTTGTGGAAAACAGTGTATCTCTGTGAACGAACTGAACAATATTTCCATCAATTACAGGAACAAAGCCGAACACAGATTCCATCCAGTCAACAAACTTTGTATAAGAAGTATATAACTTCGCATCTGGTATGCCACGAATACTTTCAGCAGCTACTATAACACAATTATCAAGTCTGGAATCATAATTGCTTGCAATCTTACCGGTAATGCCTTCTTTTCCTCCATTGATACTTTTAAGCAAACAATTCAATACCCTTGTAGGTGTTATTGCATCAATGTATATAGGATCACTGATAGAATTATAAGTTACCTTAAACTCTTTAATCTTCTTAATGTTGATTTTTGCATAAGTAGTATGAGAAGCTTTCAAACTGATAGAAAAGTACACCATCTTTCTTTGACCATAAGAATCAAATGAAGCCTTACTCACGCTAATACTCAATATTATTGTTTTAGTTTCTCCTTTACTTATGTTCACTGCTTGAGTATTCCCACAAGAGGAAAGAGTAAATGTTGCATACTCAGCATCCCCACTATTCTCATATTCAACATCCATTTCCACATACGCTTTAATGCCCGACGCAGGAACATCGAGCAGATCAGCAACTACGCCTTTTTCACCTTTGTCATATTCAAGGTAACCTCCTTTGGATATCTCATTACTATAACTGGAAACATAAACATTTGCAAGTTCAAGAGGATTTACGGTATATGTATCACCAATAGAGAAGTTTAGTATATTCTGCATATCCAGCCTATCATAATACAGTTGATGAACTTCTTTTATTTCATCTACCAAATACTCGTATTGCGTTCCCTTGTTAGCTTTAATAAGAGTAGCTGTACTATTATCAACTGTATTCATTGATATTGTATAGCCCGAATTATCGAAGGTACCGAAATCCAACTTACTATTGATAACAATATCATAGGTGTGCTGATTATTGATTTCGTAAATTGCGATCCGAGCGTCTGCAAACAGATATTTTTCTACCCATTCATCGAGAAGCAACTCATAAGCTTCTCCTACAAACTCAAACTTAGATGTGAATGTTCTAATAACTCCACCGAATCCATCACGTTTGAGTGTACGTTTTATCTCATCCCAATTCCGGATACAAGATTTAGGAAGTTCATGCGTGGTACCAGCTACTGTAAGAACATATTTGCAAAGCATTTTTATAGGGTTAAAACGTTCATGGGCAAATATAAAGAAAAAGCCAACCGGTTTCCCGATTGGCTAAATTCTTGAAAATAACACTTTGCGAAAACGTCCTATAACTACCTGTCTTTCAACACCATTTCTATGCCAAGGAACAAAAACGACTTTTCGACATTCGCCAAGCTAATTTTTCCATTGCCTTTTAAAAAGGCATTGAGAGAACTTCTATTTATATCCAAATGCCTGGCTAATTCAATCTGCTTTATTCCCCTTTTCTTGAGGGCCTCAATTATAATTTCACGTATCATAAATAGTATTTTGAGACAAATATATGATTCTTGAACGACAATTCGCCCCAGATGTGGGGCAAATGTCTAACCTCTTTCAGATTTTTGTTTCCAAAGGCACATTCTCAAAGGGTTCGCATCGAAAACTAAGCCATGCGCATTTATTTTTATTCTCCTAACAAATAAACAATATTTTCATCAATGGATATTTCACCTATTGCTTCGTTTGAGTGATCAGCACTTAACAGTCGAACTTCTTTTGATTTATCTTCAATTTGAATCAGCTTATTTATTAGCTCTTGTACTATCATTATTAAATTCCTCCCTTATTTATTATGCTAATCAAGTTGTTTATAACTAAATATTGGCATTTTTTTAGGCCGTGGACATTCTTTTAGGTAGTTTCTATCTTTTGCAATAACATCCCGCAAAGTGCTTTTCTTTAACGCTTTCTTTTGTTTTCGAGGAAGTCTTATTAATTTTTTGTATCCGTAAATACCACCTACAATATGCCACATAGTGAAATCAATTCTTAATCCTTCGTACATCATTGTTTATAGTTTTATTTGAACATTTTATGCAAAGATAAATAATAAGCGGTAAATCCAATGTAGAAAAGAGCTAATTCCTACTTAGTAAGACTCGGTTTACCTCATTTTCTATTCTATAATACGGTCAATCCTTTCTTGCTCTTTTTTAACAAAATCATATAATTCCTTTTCAAAAGCTTGTTTGTGACCTTGGACTTGCCTTGATATTTCTGATTCAAAAATGTTCATTACATCCTTGGCTATATCTACTATATTTGTTCTTTGTTTATGAATACCCTCTATTATCAATTTATAATTAGGATCTATCTTTTTACACTCTTCTTCCATCTGAGTTACTATATTTGCAATATTTACCTCCCGTTCCTCTGCCGTGAGTTTATCTTCAGATTCTAAAAACATATGTAGTAAGTTGATACATTTTACCCATAATCCATAAGTTTCTCTGGTTTTATTTAGGTGGACTAATAATGGATTCGCAACAGGATAGTTTTTTAGTTTTATTAGTTGAATCCTTAACCGGATATTATTCAATTGATCTTGATCTGCCATGCGGTCAATTTTGCGTCTATCCTCTGTCGTAAATGTTTTATCTATCCACTTTGAAGAAAAGTCAAGAATATCAATAGGCTTCATGGAGTGACTAATATCTAAAATATTATTTACCATTTCATCAAGCCTTTTTTGTTCTTGTTCTCTACGAATTAATAAAACTTGAAGTTTGCGATTCTCTCTATTTTGTTTATTAGATACGCTTATAGACCTAAAAGCAATTATCATAGCAATTGCAGTTGCTATTGATCCTATAGCAGTCCAATCAATTGTATATAAATCAACATTCATCATATTATAGTGTTCATTTGAATTTATTTCATAGTAGTTTCTATTTCATATTTCTACCGTATAAGTCAAGAAACTGTATAAGGAGCTTATTACAAACACAAAGGTAACAATTTAAGAGAATAATGTAGAATTATCGTTTTTATTTATTTCATTTCTATCTTTAATTACTCCTTTTCAAACATACTAAAAAACCTATATCCATTCAGGCTTTACCACTTCGTATCTTTCTTTTAAGTACTCATCCGTTCTACCATCCGGGCGTTGTTCTGAATAGATTATTTGCCCCGAATCCCATTCAATATCAGACCATCGGAATCCGTCTTTTAACGGTTCGGGAGTATAATTTCGAAATATCAACATACCGCGTTCAGTACGTTCTATAATACTATCAGCGGTATCATATCCATCAATGCCATCCCACCCCGGTCGATTAGTCGGTCGGTAAATTATGCCATCTTCACGTGTCGGGTCAATGTCTGTGATTACTCCTTCATAACCAGAACAAGTTTCTATGAACTCTGCCCCAACATGAAGCCAGTATGGCAGTGTGAGCATTAGTGCGAGTTGCCGCTCTTTTTCTTCAGCAGCTTTCTTTTTCGCAAGCTGCATTGCTGCCCATCGAGCGCGTATCCTCAACACAGAGGAACTTACTTGCCGAAAAAGACGACAGGTGATTGTTTTGTATGGATCGAAATATATATTTTTCTTGTCACAGAAATATCGTAATCCATCAACAGGTTCAGCATCGTTGCAAAACTCGCAATCAGTGCATGATTTCTTTCTTCTTGTCATATTTAAAACTGTTACATTTCTTTATTTTTATTAACTTAATACCTACTCAATAAGTTGTAAAACATTCGTTTCTTCTCAATGTATTTTAGTCCGTTCCTGCGAAGTCCCCTTTTAGTCCTGGACACAATCATTTGACAACCTCTAACGCCAACATATATGAAACACGAATGATGTCTTTTAGTTTCTTTAAAAGCCCACCAAATCGCTTCACGACAATATCTGTAACTATCATTTTGAACACCTTCATAGCCTTTTCGCATTATGAAATGTCCAATTTCGTTAGCTTCTTCTTCTGAATAGCAAATTGTAAATATATTATTCATATCTTTATTATTATATATGTTCACTAAAATCCTTAATACGCACATCTATCTGTTTTACCACTTCCTGTAAGATGCTAATACATTCATCAACCGGATACTCAGCTAACAGATTATCGATATTTTGAATGATATCATTGGCTGCAATACTACTACTCATCTATTCTGTTATTAGTTGTTTCCAAAATGGAAAACTCTGATTCATATTTAAAAATTGGGGTTCTCTAATGCTTCTGTAAGTTCTTCTTCAGTAATGCTTTCGCAGATGTTTGAATCATCTATGTAAACATTATATCCAGTCTCATTGCGAGACACTTCCAATACACGAACTTCACCGGTTGGTGATTCTACTCTATAAATTGTTTTCATATTTTCTGAAATTAAAGGATTAGAACATACTGCCATTACACACAATAGCGTCACCGGCTATATAATCATCAGGAAAAATAGCTCTATTCATTAATGCAAGCCGGGTAGCCTCAACATTCAAGCCAAAATGGAATTTACCCTCTTCATTTATTATCATTATTTTATTAGAGCAAAGATCAATGACTTGAACATAGCCGTTTACTAAACTCTGCACTTCTTTTAGGGTAAAGCAGTTCCCATTCACCGGAGAAATTTCAACTGTTTCTCCGGTGACTTTTAATAAAGTTGCTTTCATATGCTTACCCTTCTATGGTTAGTGTCAGGCAGATACTTTCAAGCATATCCCCCTTTTGCTTCTCCAGTTCAATACGGCTTGTTAGCTGCTGTAATTGTTGAGAAAGCATTTTTATATTCCCCATATTGCTCACTTGATTAGTATGAGTGTTGAGGCTGTTATGTGTATCACCTATGAGCTGATTAGCTTGTGCTATGAGGGTAGCAAGCTCTTGCCTGCTATCCTCTTTTCTCTTTGAGTAGTATTCTAATGGAGTCATATCAATACACGGTTACAAGGTTCTCTATTTTGAAGCTTCTAAACTCCTGCTTATCAACATCGAAGTAAGAGAAAGTCTTATAAGAAGGCTTTGTCATACGTTTACCCTTGTTTGTCGCACCTGCAGGCACATTTTTAAGAGTGCCGATAGCATAACGAATACTGCCATTCACTTTCTCATAGGCGAATTTAACTTCACCGCTTCTCATTCTTTTAGCAAGTCTGTAAAGCTCCCACGCTTTTAGCAGACAATATTTCCAACTCTTTTTTGTTGTTGAAAGGAGATGATGAGCATACTTCATCACTCTGGCTCTAAAATTAGACTTTGTTTCCATAATTCACTTTTTTTGGTTTGACTTTTATGTTATTTGGTATTGCAAATATAGTCATTTGTTAGGTAATAGCCTAACAAAATAGATATTTTTTTTCTTCAACAGCCTTTTTCAAACCATTTTTAACGAATTAATAATCAAGTTCTTGATATAACATCTTCCGACCAAATGAAATGCGGCTTCGGACTGTTCCAGTCGGGACATTCAACAGTTCACTTATTTCGTCATAGGAATATCCCTGGGCACAATATATTAAGCTATCCATACAACATGATTTTTGGGCACACCGGCGAATGGCAGACACAACATCATTAAACATTGCCAAATTAGAAGCATAATCAGAAGAAGCATTTTCAACTGCTGAATCATATCCAATAAAATGTATGAGAGAGTTTCTATTGTACTGCGTAATATAAGTATTCTGCATGACAGCAAGGCACCACGGTTTCAAAGGTTTTGATACATCGAACTTATCACGATTTATAAGCATTTTGTACACCGTGTCACCGGCTAAATCTTCTGCATCCTGCATAGATCGGCAGAATCTTTTCGCTACACGTAATATCCAGGGATATATTTCTGATACTTCCTTTTCAAAGTCCATTGTCAGCCCTCCTTATTAGGTGTATCTTAGGTTCACCATTAATGCACCTTTCCACATATTCCCGATGCATTATGCTTTGTTCGTGCATTTCTTTAGCAGAACGCTCGATAGAACTAATGATAGTGCCTATGTCAGGGGGTAACGAGGCAATCATTTCTTTTACTGCGGATACTTCAAATGTTATCCGATCACACTTCGTTTCCAAGGTACGAAGTTCTGACAATAAAACATTGCATAAACGCTTATTTATGCAGTTTGCGTTGTTCTTTCTATTCATAAAAAAGGTCGTTTGTGATTCCTAAAAAGGAGTTACTAACGACCTTCGAAAAAATTCGATTGTAATTGAGATTTAATTAATTCTATATCAATATGAAATATAACATTTACGTCCTTTTCTTCTTCATGCTTATCTCTACATCTGCCTGATGGACGATGTTTGCATAAACAGCAGCATTTATGTTCCGGACATCAATATTCATTTTAAAAAAAGTCATAAGAAAAGCTATTTCAGCATCAAAAGAAGAACGTATCTGTTCCGGAGTAGCTTTTTCTTTCTTCTCATCAGAACGCATATCATCGCTTCTCTTTTGCTCAAATAAAGCAGATCGCAACAATTCTTCAACTTTAGACTTAACTTGTTCATCAGACATGGATTTCGTATCATATGATAACAAAGCCAAAGTCTCCCGGACATCTTCATAAGCATCAATAGCAATCAGAGAAATACAAACTTTAAAAAGCAAAACACGTGCCCTCTCTTTTATCATATCCTCACGATCAACTAACACAGATTTCAATCCGGACGGATTAGTTATCTTCTTGTACTCTATTATCAAATTAGATGAACGTTTCTTTAATTCCATCTCATTAATATCCTCATCTGGCGAAAGTAATACGGAGCAATCACCACATGAAAGCTCTATAAAATCATATAGAGATAATTGGTTCAATCTTTCAATCATAACCGGGAAAGCATATAATATTTATAATCACGGGCACACGCATCTTTATGTTGCTGCTTACCAATACTGCGTAGTTCATGACGTAAGCCCTTTATTTCATATTTCAAATCACTATAATCATTGAAAATAATAGGTTCACCAGTAGTATCCACTCCTACAAAGGTGGGAGAAAGAGAGGGAACATCCCATTCCGGAACATCCCAATCAGGCAAATCAATAGAGCTCACATCCGGAAATACCTGTGCACCTTTAGGAAGATCCACAAGTGTAGGAGTATCGGGTGTCACCCATGCTTTACCGGCATACATGACAACCTCATGTTTACCAGCATCACCCACGAGCGCCTTACCGCCCGGATGAGCACCGTCTTTCGTTCCTTCAGCATAAGAAGGAATCGGTGTAGCGAGAATAGTTGCCACTTGAATAGCTCCCAATGCTCCTATCAAGATTGATAACGGGATATTGGGCAACGCTTCAGTAATAGCAAGTGCAGTCGCTATTCCAGCCTGGGCAATACTCGTTGCTTTCTCCCATACAGCTTGTTTATGAGCAATCTCTTGCTTTTTCTTTTCAAGCTCCTCATTCTTGGCTTCAGTAGCAGCTTTTGCAGAACGTTTACGGGCTTCGGCTTCCTCTTCCGATATGGCACCTTGTTCAGCCTGCTTTTCATAACGTTCTACATCTTTTTCATACTTCTCATCGTTTGCATCCTGTTCTTCCTCTATTCGGTCAATCTGACCGTCATAAACAGCACTGACAAGACTACCGATTGCACCAATAGCTTGAGATGCAGTCTGCAACCATTTTTTGAGATTCTTTTGACGTTCTTTCTGCGCCCTTTCATCTGCCTTGGTAACGCTATTGATAGCGGCAATCTCTGCTTCGGCTTCCTCTTCGGCAAGGTCAGCCTTTAATTTCTGCAACTGCTCGGCAATCTTAGCCCTATCATCCGCACTAAGGTTATCAGCTTGAAGCTCCAATTCTAAGGCATCAATAGCGGCTTCGGTAGTCTTTCGAGCATAATCAAGCCGTAACCGGTATTCCTCTGCCGCATATTCCTGCTGTGTAATTTGCTTAGAAGCCAGTTTCTTTTTCAACGCAAGCATATCCATGATGTGTTCTTCATCACGAATCTTTTGCTCATGAGATGCATTTTCAGCGATCAATGAAATTTGATCGGAAGCATACTTCTCATACAACTCCTTTTTCTTCTTTGCATACTTTTCAGCAATGAGGAACACATCTTCACCAGTTTTCTCTGCTGCATCAATTTCACTCTCACGTTGAAGTTCCAACTGTTGAAGTTTTAAATCCAATTCCTCTTTAGAACCTTTTCTAACAACAGTAAGGGCGTTTTCAATATCCTTCTTTTCACGATCTGAATTATACTTGATGGAATATTCATCAAGAGCACGCTGCATCTCTTTAGCAAGATTCTTCCGGGTTGCAATCTCTTCCCTACTATATCCCTTAACAGCAGCTATCTTCTTAGAATACTCAATACCAATACGAGCAAGTTCTTTCTCTAATCCTTCATCCATAAGAGAAAGTTCTGATTCTTGGTAAGTCTGTTGGATTTTCAATTTCTCCTGTGCAGCTTTCTCCAATTCGCGTTTTTCCTTATCAGTAAGAGGTTTCTTGAAAGTACTTTCTGTATTTTCATCCTGATAGTCATTAGTGATTCCTTTTATCTGGTCCATCTTTTCTTTAAGACCAGCTATATAAGCAGTTTGTTGTTCTACCAAGGAGAAGGATTCATTAATATCATTAATCATCGTATTTGTAGCCTTTTGGATTCCAAGACCTTGTTTCCAAAAACTCCGATTGTTATATTCATCCCATTGTTTCTCATTGCGTTTGGTATAGAGTTGCAGCCTTGCTTCTTCTTGGGCTAATGCTCTCTCAAGTACCTTAAGTTGTTGTGCTCTTGCTTTCTCAAAAGCTTCTGCACCGTCGACACCCTCTTTCCGATAGTGGAGAGCAACAGTATCTATACTTTCTAACTTCGATTTAACCCACTCCTTATCCTGTTTAGCAGCTTGCTGCCCACTCCTTTCAGCATTAGCAAGTCTTTCCTCTGCAAGTTCTTCAGATGTAGCGATAACCTCACGCATTGAACGCACAAATCCTGTTAACTCACTGACAAGCCCAGCAATAGTACCTGTATCACGTCCTAACGTAATCATAAATGCTTCCCATGCAGAACTCAAATTATAGATTTCTCCTTTGACATTATCCCCCATTGTATGAGCCATACCTGCTAATTCTTCATCAACACCGGTTATTTGGTCACGTAATGGGACTATCTTATCTGCAGCAGTAAGGAAAGCATTGAAAGCAGCTACACTACGCTTATCGGTCATCTCAAGGGTACTATTCAAATCTACCCCCTGTTCTTTCAACTTTTGTAGTCCAGCGACTAATTCAGGCAACGTTTTTACAGGCCCTCCCAGTGATTTTGCAAGTACACCATTCGTATCAGCAAGATTCAACAAAATATTACGTGTAGCAGTAGCAGACATAGAAGCATCAAAGCCGGCATCTGCAAGCTTTCCAACTAATGCCAAAGTATCTTCTATGGTAAAATTGAAAGCCTTAGCAACCGGGCCAACGATAGGTAACGCGGTAGCAAGATATGAGAATGATAATGCACTACGTGAAGTCGCAACAGCCATCGCAGATACGTAACGTTCAGTTTCCTTGGTGTCTGCATTAAACATTCTAAGAGCTGCACCAGACAAAGCCGCAGCATCCGATAATTCAGCACCAGTGGCCTGTGCAAAACGCAATACATATTCAGTTGCATCTAAGATTTCTTTTCGTGTAAATCCTAATTTTGCTAATTCGATTTGAAGTTCAGCAGCTTGAGAAGCCGTGTACTTAGTTGTAGCCCCCAATCTTTTAGAATCAAGAGTTAACTCTTTTATCTGGTCAGACGTAGTACCCAATATGGCAGCAAGCCGGCTATTAGCATACTCAAATTCAACAACGGAGCCTACACCCTCACGAAGTTGTGTAAAAAGCGCAACTACTCCATTAACAACAGCCTGTGCACCAACATACCCGGCAACCCACCCTTTGAGTCCTACACCGACTTTACTTATTCCAGGAGCTAACTCACTTTGAAGCATCCTACCGGTATTACGCGCAATAATACCCATATTCTGCATTGAATTATTTCCGTTTTGTATCTCAATCCACGCAGCTTTTACTTCTTCCCGATACGCACCTACTGTCATCTTCTGCTGTGTGTACCGGTCGGAGTTACGTTTCACATAATCGGTATTAATACCTATTGTGGAGTTAAGGCGTGCAAGAGTCCGGATATAGTTTTCATCAGTATCTTTCAATACATCTACAGCCTTTTGAAGCTGTTTATTCATTTCTTTTGCTTGTGCCTTACTATGTACTTCCTGATTGGTTAGAGTGATAGCTGTCCGAATGAGCTTTAACCGTTCTTCCTCTGTCAATACAGTTTTCTTACGAGTACTATTACCTGCATTTTGAGCTTTGGTTAAGTTGGCTTCTGCTTTAGCACTTTTTTCTAAAGAAGAAGCATTATCAGCGCTCGCCTTAGTAAGTTTCTTGATTTCAGCAGTTGAAAGCTTTTCTGCATTCAACTTTTCCTCTATACGTTTTGTCACAGTCTGGGATATTTCCGACTGTTTTCTAAGAGCTTCGGTCAATTCATTAGAAGCGGAACTCGCATTTTTAGATTGAGTAGTATATATAGAGCCTAACTTTTCAAGATCGGCAATTCCGTCCACATTTATCTTTAACCCTTTTGCAAGATCTTTGGCTGCATTGGCATACGTTGCCCTTACACGCTCAATAGTATTATCCAGTTCAACCAATGTCTGAATCTCACCATCCTTTACAAGTCCTTCTATTACTAATTCTGCCATAATTATAGGTAATGTCTATATTCGATAATCTTTCCTTTAATCTCATTCCCAACCTTATCAAAAGCATAGGTACCGTCCTCTTTTTGATAAACAACATACATACAGCCATCCAAAATAGCTGCTTTCTTCGCCAGTTCACTGATACGATCCAGTTCACTTTGCATTTTCTTTATCTCGCATCCACAAGCCATAGCCTACCGGTACCCACATTCAGAAAAGAAACGCTCTAACCATGGACGAAGATACATGATGTTGAAATACTCCTTTGCAGTATCTCCAACGCCAAGAACCTGCTCACCATACTTTCTTTCAATGGATGGCCCCTCTTTAAAACCTTTTGTTTCAAAACGTAATCCGGAATCTATTTTTTGCGCAAAAATGCTATCGTAAAAAGTACCAGTGATAAAAAGGTTAGGAACCTCGACCGGGCGTGGTGGCAAATATAGCATCTCTCCCCTAAGAGGTGGGGTTATCTTCTCTTTCCAATATTTATACCTTTCTGCTTGATTTTGCCAGGGACCAGGTTCATTGAAATAGGTATCGTTGTCATAAGTGGGATTCAATAAATGTTCGGTACCATCTAAACCGCTATATAACTGTTCTTGTATGCAGTCAATAAGCACATTCTTATTTTCCTCCATACATTTGATACACTCTCCCTTAAACCCGGAAGCAATGGAATGAATCACATCATAAACTTTATCAAAATCTGCCATATAATAAATAATGAAATGGGCCGGGCTGCAACTACACCCCAGCCCATTAGTTACTTAGTTATCGTATCGAACACATCAGAGAGCTTCTTCCGGCGCTTTTCCTCTTTCAAGTTTAGCCACACCACATTGATATGAGCTTCAATAAATTCTTCCTTCGTCATATCCTTTACTACGGAATCAACGAACGTTACACCATCTGTTTTCATGCTACCTGCTCGATACCTTTAATTCCCTTTTCAAACAACACAGAAGGAGCTTTCAAAGATGGAACAGCCCCAGCCTTTGGAACAATGGTTATTACACCATCAGCATAAGAAGCAGAAGTTGTATTATTCATAACCTCGGCAGCACTATCAGCGATGAGGCTTCCGAATTCTTCTGTACGATCGTAGCCACCAATCTTCTCGATAATTTTGTAGGCATTTTCCGCTTCTGTCTTTTCAAAAACGACATCAACCAAGCCCATCAAGAAGTTTTTAGGATTGAAATCTAACTGCACATAATCAAAATTCAACAGGCTTTCTTCTGCATCCTCATGAGCGAAACTTACTGTCATAGTTGATTTTGCACCACTTGTAGGGAAACGGGTTACAGTTGGATAAACAGAAGACATTGAAATGCCCGCCAACACATCTGTACCATCATTAAAGCCAATCAAGGTGTTATCTTGATTCCAAAAATAAACGTCCCACCCCTTGTTAGCACACCTCAAAAGTTGGGCATTCAACACTTCGTCGAAACTCTTTAAAGTAAAGGTATCTGTAAGAGCATTAAGCCCGTTGTACTCACTTGCACCATAACCAGTCGCATTTACCTGTGGATCACCTCCATTCGAAGCATATTCCAGGAATGGGAAAATAGGATAAATACGATCCGGGCGGTCAGCATGGCATAATTCAAGTAACTTCTCACTTGTAATATCGGCAGGAAGTTTCACGCCATGTTCTACCATAATAGCACCTTTGACTTTCTTCCAGTCGATTTTACATGCAGAACTACCTGTATTCATCCGGCCACCTTTACATGTTCTAATCTTTCTCATTTTCTTCTACAATTAAGATTATTAATTTTTATTTCCATCGAGCGTATGTTTATGGCATCTATGGGCTCGCTCACAGCCTTACCGGAATCTGTATAGGCTCCGTATCTACCATACGAATAATTCTCTGAATAACTATGTTTCACTTTCTCGTCACAGTCGCAGTCGAACCGGAAATCTTCATATAATACTTCCAACAAACGTTTATAGATTGGACGGAGAATATTCTTGAAAGATGTAGTTCTACGTTCCTCATTACTCCACTCCTTACAGGATGAACAAACTATAATCAACGAAACCTTTGCCTTAGAAAAATAATTTGGATCACTTCTATCTTCATAAATTGGAGTAAAGAGTGCAACCAGCGGGAACTTTTTTTCAGACTGGCCAGGAGATTTACTGTATTCATCTAATATGTCCTTGATATATTGACTGCTACCAAAGATGTAATTCAATCTTGGTGACTTTACAATTTTTGCCCCACCTTTCCCATTAGGGTAGAGGATTTCAAGTCCTTCAGGAAGTTTTCTAACTACTTCTTCAAACAGTTCTGTTATATCCAATTCCATCATAAATTGAAAGCATTAATGGGAGTTAATAGGTTCTTTTGAATCTTCAAACCGGTGAAAGGACAATCATCGGACATCGCCCATTCTACAAAGAGTCGGTTCTTCTTCACCATGCTGTTCCAGACACTAACCTGTCTCTTAATCGGAGATATATACTCGTTAGCACATTTCAATCTTACAAGACCAGTGATAGTAGCCTGTGTATTCATATCACGTAAAATGTGAAAGAACACATAATCAGCGAACGGTTCACTTAGCTTTTCACATAAAAGTGCATATCCGGATTGAGGTTCATCTTTTTCCAAGATATCAACCTCATCTGAAGAATCCTCTTTTTCCTGTTCTACGATCTCCAAATAATCAGTAATAGCTTGTGAAAGACTAAAACCGACAGCAGTATGAAGAAATTCGGTCTGAAATGCCTTGATATACCCGTTTATCACCTCATTTACTGCAAGAGACTGGGGCGAAGGCATTTCAGCGACCGAAGCATTCTCAATATGCCTGGGACCTGACGTAAAATATGAAACATCAATCAACATGGCAATAGTTATTTAGAAGCCTTACCCTTTCCGGTTTTCTTTTCATCTTCCACGGAAACGGTTTTATCATCAACAACAGTTACTTCCTTAGCATCTCCAGCAGGCAATTCTTTTGAATCGGCAGCCGGAAGATTCTTGTTATCAGAAGGAATCAGGGCTTCAAGTTCTGCAATACGAGCTTTCATTGTATCACGTTCATCTGTCAGTTCAACAATAGCTTTATCTTTCTCCGTAATGGATTCAGTAAGTTCACCGATTTTCGCATCTTTCTCTGTGAGCATACATTCCAATGTCTTTCGAGCATCTTCTTCTGTAACAAGACCACACTCGGAAATAGGGGTGAATGAAACCACCCCTCTACCAATCCGAATGCGTTGCTCTTTAAGCACATTGGCTACATCCTTATCATTACCTCTAAGTATGTAATCCATAATATTACTTTTTAGTAATTGCTTCTTTCAGTTCAGCCAAATCTCCATAAGCAAATGCCCAAGGATTGTAAACAGGGAAAATCACCTCTTCACTGGCAATAAGAACCACCTCATTACACAACTTCGTTTCCACATCTTCAGCCCACTCTAACGCAAGATTAGTGTAGTCAACGATAGATGCACCCATGTGCATATCACCAATAAAGTATTTACCGGGTAACATACCGGTACTCTCTACAATCGGACGGTTAGCAATATGCTTAACACCATTGACAACCTTAATAATGCCAAGGTTACGCCCAGTTGTATCCTTCTCTGATTCCATCGCATTAACATCTGACGGATTGAGAGTAATAGCATTGGGATAATACTGTGCATAGGTCATCACGGCAAATGCCGTCTTAATAACATCTTCCGAGTTAGGAGCTTCGATACTTTGGAAGAATGAGTTGTTGACAGTAAATGTCATATTTGCAATGGCTGTTTCCTCACCGGCAAAAGCAACACCTTTCAACAAGATTTGACGATCATTCATCTTGATAATAGGATTCGCTTTGTTCAAATCTGTCACAACAGCAGCATTGGCAAATGTAATAACCATACCATTGAGCATCAGATCGTACGGCTTTGTGAATTCAACAATTGTGTCTTTGCCCCCATTATGGCTTTCGACAGACTTCACACTACCTGCTTCTCCCTTAATGATAGTATCTTTGATGATACTTTCAACTGGAAGCACTCCAGTGTGATTAGTAATGCCTAACAGGTTCTCACCGTTCCCATCACCAAATAACATGTTCCAATCTTCAGCAAGCCATACAGCTTCCGGTAACATATTCAGAATATAACTTCTGATGAAAACACGACTCTTCAACATACGTTTGGAAATTCTGATATGGGTACCAAGTCGTTTCGTACCTGTCTGAATTTCCTTCATCTTAATGCTTGACTCCGGTAAACGACCGTTTTCAGTAACGTACCGTGCATTCCTGTCGAAGTCATACACTTGTGTAAAGGCGAGCTGCGTATATGTAGGATCACCCTGCAAAGTCGTAATGACATTACGCATATGAATCTTCTGATTACTTACCTGGCTAACAACACGGTTCTGCTGTTGGGTAATCATGATTTCACCACTGTAATTGTCGGTCATGGACACAATATCTTTCAAGCTGAATCCCTCAAAAGAACCTGTTTTACGGCTGTGACCGGCTGCAAACTCCTTGAACTTCTCACTATCAAGCATTTCGCTCAATTTCTCGTCGAACTTATTGATAGTATCCATAGATAAGCCTTTTTGCTTCATTTTTTCAATGCTTTCTCCAAGGCTCTTAACCTGGTCAACAAGTGTTTCATTGTCTTTAATCAATTGAGCAAACTTCTCGCCGTCATAAGACTTCAATAAGTTATTAATTTCTCCAAACTGTTTAGTCACATCATCAGGCGTAACAACTCCTTCCAGTGATTTATTTACGACTTCACACATCATGCCGACGATGTTTTCCATGAATGTTTTCTGTTCTGCTGGCAGACCATCTGTTTTCAGATTAAAATCTGATACTGTAAATTTTTTAAGCATAAAATTTAAATTTTAAGTTATTTATTATCGAAACAACTATTCAAACTTTTGAAATCGAATAAAGTGCAATTATCAGCGGCTTTAGTCGTTACTCCATCGTTACCATTTTCCCCGTCATTCTTTTCTTGAGTGTCAACAGACGGCTCATTCTTTCCGGTAGTATCTTCAGAAGTATTTTGTAGAATAGCATTCGAACGATATACTTTTCCCCAACAGTGGGGACATCTTACATAATTCATAAGATCCTGCAAAC